ACCGCAGGCGTGGGCAGGATATGGAACTTTGATTTTCGGAGGATACCATTTGAATAAAAAGAAGAAGTCAAACAAATCCGGCTACCCGGATGAAGCAATCAAGACCCTTGCACGTTGCTTTTATCCCTCCATGGTTGAGTTTTTCAACAGCGAGGAAGGCCAGCGTGAATATGAGGAATGGCTGAAAGAGCAGGAAGCTCTACAAGCATTGCCTGTTGCCGCATAAAAACAGCAGGACGCTCCCGGTAAAGGGAACGCCCTGCCTTACATAGATGTATCTCGCCGAGGTGTGTCCAGTTGGGCGCACCTCTTATTTTTTTGCCCTTAATCTTCTAACCCATGGCTTCCAGCTACGTTTTTCAAATACTCCTCCGGGTCACCGTTCAGAATCAAATCCGCATAGCCCAGTGGGTCGTTGTAGATGAGGTAGTCCAGTTCAGTCTGCTGGGCCATGGTCACATCCAGCGCATCCTCGACCCCGGTACAGTCGATGGAGATTTTTCTCCCATCCCGGAGCCGCAGCTCCACACATCCAGTGTCCATGTTGAAATGGCAGGCTCTTGCATCGTACTTCATAATCGCATCCTCCAAATCTTGTTATTGGCTTACGGTCTATGACAAGGTATCGGAGTTTTACGCCGTCCACGGGAGCCTTCGTTGTTGTACCCGAAGAAAACGAAAAACCCGAACCCTTCTCCAATCGGAAACAGGTTCGGATTTTTCTTTTTTGGTGGGCGCGGGTGGATTCGAACAACTATTCTTTCGGTCTGTCAGTTCCTGTTGTGTCAAAAAATGCAGCATTCAAGCTACTTTTCGGGCACGGCATGGAACGCGCGATGCACCGCCGGAACGGCTCGAACATTAAAAGTGGGTTGCAAAGTGGGTTATTTTTCGGGGCCCGGCGCGTACTCGGACAGCACGCCGGAGACGGCCTGCGCGGTGGCGTCATCGCGGCCGGTGACGGCGTGGGAGTACCAGCCGTAGGTGTCCATGCTCTTGCTGTGGCCCACGATGCGGCGCAGCTGGGCGGGCGGCACGGCATCCTCGATCATGCTCACAAAGGTGTGCCGCAGCTCGTACAGGCTGACCGGCGGGTCGATGCCGTTGCAGCGCTGGTAGAACTTCCAGTAGTTGTACAGGCTTTGCTGGTTGGACAGCAGAAACAGCGGGTCATCGTCCCTCAAGGGGCGCTCCTCTTCCTGCGTGCGCTGCTGCAGCTGGGCGCGGATCTCGGCCACAGCCAGAGGGTGCAGCACCACGGTGCGGATGGCGTTCTCGTTCTTGCCGCTGGTCTCTTCGTTCTGGCGGTTGATGGCCCGCCCGATGTGCACCCGGTCACCATCCAGATCGCCCACGCGCAGGCCCAGCAGCTCACCAGGGCGCAAGCCGGTCATGACCGCGATGCGGTAGGCGTGCACGTTCTCGTCCTGCTCCACTTTCCCACGCACCACACGGGTGTCTGTGGATAAAAGCACCCGCAGACTGTCCGGTTGCAGGATCTTCCGGCCTTTCAGGCGGGCACCCTTCGGCACGGTCAGGTCCTCGTCCTCCGGGCGCAGGGCTGTGTACTTGTGCTGGCGTGCCCACTTGACAAAAGCCACCTCCACACCCCGGATGCCCTGCAGCGTTTTGCGGGACAGATTGCCCCGGCTCTTGCGTTTGCTGTCCGGATTCAGACAGCCCTCCTTATAGGAGCGGTTCAGTACGTCCTGCAGCATGCCGGTGGTCAGGTCGCCGATCCGGCGCTGTCCGATCACCGGCAAAATGTAGTTGCGCCCAAACTTCTCCACCTGCTCAATGTTGCTGGTGCCGCCCGTGGCTTTGACTGAGATCATGTACTCGGCCCACACGTCCGCGCAGCGCTTTGTGGTGCTGCTGATGCCCTCATCCAGCCAGGCGTCGGCCTTGCGGTTCGCTTCGCGCTGGCCGGTCCGACCGGCTTTTGTGCTGGTAAAGGTCCGGCGCACGCCGTCCTTCTGCACCTTGATCTGCCAGCGGTTCTGGTTCGGTAGCCAGACAGCCGTGTTGGTTCGCAATCCCATAAAAATACACCTCCATGAGTACACTTTGACAAGCCTGCCCGGAGGTGGTACAATACAGTTGCTTAGGCTGGATTGTTCCTCGTGAGCAAGCCACTCTTTTCACGCCCTCGGTGTTCGTAGCACCGGGGGCGTTTTTGTTTATACATCTTCCACGGAATTACTTTCGGCAAGGGCAAAAAGCTCTGCGCTCGCCTCGCCGAGCACGGTTTTCTGATTATCACTCATATACGGCAGATACGGCTCGAATGCCTGATGATATTTCTCAGCCCAGTTCTTCTTTGCCGTTGGCGTTTTTAGGCTTTCAATTTTTGTCCGATATTTTTCTTCTGTACGGTGGATGATGTCATTTACAGCACCATCCCGAAATGCAAGGCTCCGGTATTTAACCAGATCTGCGGTTGCACTTACCGATGCCCCATATTTTCTGCATTTTTCCAGTTCCATCAGACGCCCAACACAAAAATCGTATCTCGTAAAGAATGTGGACGGATCAGTCGTTGTCTGCAGAATTTTTGCACTTTCCTGTGCTTGTTTCAAAAACTGAGGAGCTAGGATTCTGGCATTTGCACAGGAATCAACGAGATCTGTCTGCCCCATCCATTCAGGATTAGGAGAATAATAGCGTTCTTCTTCGGTCGCTTCCCAGCCTGCCGTTGGAGCCTGCATCGTGCGCGGACGTGTGATAATATTGATAATTTTAAAAATCAAAACCATCACAAGAAATGGTATCAGAAAGAAGAATGCCACAACTACCAGATACATGCTGTTTATCTCATCTGCACCAAAAAGTGCCATTGCCGGAAGGATTGCGCCGACCACGCATGAAATTAACAACTGCTTGCCTGTGAGGTTTGTACGCTGCCACTCTTCCAGTGTGCTCTCCGGTGTTTTTACTTTGGCCATCGCACCGACTGCAGAGCCAGTCCCACGGAAAACGGCATCAATGCTCTTGTGTACTGTTTTATTGCCAGAGTGCTTTCGGTGCCATTCTTTGCGGCCATAGGGAGAAAGTTTTTTACCCATATAATTCCTCCTCGGTTAAGTTTTCATTTTCCTTGTAATAGTAGTAAGCACGCCGGACATATTCCTCCGTCGTGTCCAGGATCTCCGCAATTTCATCGGCATCACGCCCCTGCTTCAACAGGTCGAACAAGACCTGCTTTGGGATCGCGTGCCGGATATACCAGTGATCTGCCCGCACCTCATGCCGTTCCACAATGTCAAACGGAGTGACCATAGAATAAAATCCGCCATACAGGCAATGGCCGAGCTCATGCCCGATGCGTGCCTGCTCTTCTGCATAGGTACAGGGCTTAGAATTGTCCAGCCCAATATAACACGCCCCATTGACTTCCGTTGACATACTGCCAATGATCGGCATTGGATAGCGCAGGACTTCCACATGATTTTCGGCCGCAACTTTATAAAAGTCAGCCCTTGTTCCCATTTGCATCCCGCTCCTTTATGAACCGGACAAACTGCTTGACCTCTTCATACTGGGCGTCTGTCACAGGGCCACCACCAAAAAGAGCAAACTTAATATCATCCTCTGAAACCCCACCGGCACGCCCGGCGGGGCTTTTTTGTTCGCCAATCAGGTCATTCACCGACACTCCGAAGTAGGCAGCAACCTTTGCGAGGGTATCGCCAGAAGGAACAGCCCCTGTATTCTTCCATTTCGTGACGGTCGAGTTACTCAGACCAATTTCTTTTGCGGCACGACTGCAGCTCACGCCCTTTTCCCGGCACAGTTCACTGTATACGTCATAAAACACAATTTTCAACGCCCCTTTTTGTGCAGAGCGCCAAATCTAACCAAATTCAGAAAATTTCATTGACTTTCTAACCAAATTCAGATATCATAGTGTCACAGTTGAATCCGGTTAGCAAACAAAGCCCGGAATCAACTGAATGGCTCAGGCTAGAATTTGCGCTGGATAATTGTTAGCACCATCATCTTACCGCAAATTCTAACCAAAGTCAAGTTTTTAAGTTGAAGGAGGTTAGAATTGTATGCCTGCACAATGGACAGGTGAGCTTGTTGGAAAAATGCACAATGCCGGTGTCACCGGCAAAGAACTGGCCGCACAGCTGGGAAAGAACCCGAAATACATTTCCCAGGTACTGAACGGCCACTACGAGCCCAAGAAGGCAGAGCGCGAGTTCAACGCTGCGCTCTCCGCCATCATTGAAGGCCGTCAGGAAAAGGAGGACTGACCCATGGCAAAGAAACAGTTTCTGAAACTCCGGCGGCTGGCCGAAGATCAGGACATCACCACGGATGAGCTGGCCGCAAAGGCGGGCATCGTGCCCCGCACGCTGCGCAAGCGCTTTGCCGCGCCGGAGAGCTGCGGCACATGGAACTGGGAAGAGATCGACGGCATCTGCCGCGCGCTTCACATCCCGCAGGAGCAGATCGGAGAGTATTTCTTCCCGACAGTCGAGAAAGGAGCATAAACATGAAGGCAAAACTTTACATCGACAGTGAGGACTCGACCATCAAGATCGAAGGTGGTCCCAGCGACGTGCTGCATCTTCTGGTGTGCGCAATCGCCCAGATTCTGAAGAGCTATTTCCCGGACGATTTTGAGCGGCAGATGGGCTGGGCGTCTGGACTGCTCTACAACACGATCCGCGCGCTGAAAGAGGAGGACGACGATGAAGATTAAGTCAAGAGTATGGCACTGGCTGGCCGTGGCCTGCGGTAGTGTGGGTCTGGTGCTGGGCATGGGTGCCGAGGGCACCGCACAGACGGGCGGCGCGATCAATGGCAACACCTTCACCACAGCGGTGGTGCTGGTCCTGCTGGGGCTGCTGTGCATGAAGCTGGGCTTCCTGGCACAGGACCGTGAAGAACGGGAGGGCAAGGGCGGCCGCTATGGCCGGATCACCCGCAACCACGCCCGCAATGATGACTACCCGCATGACAAGGAGATGGGCGCATGAACCGGATGCAGCACACTCGCCCTTGTGCCAGCTGCGGCAAGATGATGTACAACGTTGGCAACCGGCGCAAATACTGCCCTGAGTGCTGCAGGAACCGCCACAACGCCAGCAACCGCAAGTGGCGGGCGTCTGGCACCAGGACCGAGCAGAGGCACCGGGCGCTGTGGAAGGCAAACGCAGAAGGCCGCCATGACGCGCTGCTGGCAGATGTCCGGGCCACCGACGCCGCCGGTCTGAGCTACGGCCAGTACATGGCCCGAAAGGCAAGCAAAAAGCCCGCCGGTGTTGGCGCACCGACGAGCTGCAAGGGATGATGGATTTTCCCAATCACATCAACCCGAAGGATAACACATTTTCGGAGGAAATGCAAATGGATATGATCAGCAAGAAGCTGGCCAACAACCGGCTGTATGCCTACCATGGCGGCCGGTTCTGGTTCTGGGACGAGGGCCGCAGCATCTGGAAGGAAAGCCACCTGCTGGCCAAAAAGTACGGCCTGAACCACGAGTATGATAAGATGCTCACCCCGGAAGACTTCCTGTCGGATCCGTCACAGTTCCAGGCGCTGGAGGACTACGAGGTGGACTATATCCTGAAGAGCGCTCTGCAGAACGCTCAGCCCTGCAAAAATGCCCCCATCGACCCGGTGGAGGAAACGGCGGTGGTGCCCGCACAGGCCGCTTCCCCAGCGGCCACAGCCGAGGACAAGCCCGCTGCACCCAGCTTTGATTTTGGTGCAGATGACCAGACCAACGCCCTGCTGTTGCAGGATGCACAGACCTTCATCACCGGCAACATGGCACGCATCATGGCAGCCAAGCACGCCCACGACCTGACAGCCAATCACTACAAAGGCAGCTGGGGCAAGTGGTGCGCCGCCGTCGGCATCAGCCGGGACACCGGCGACAACATGGTGAGAGTTGCCGAACAGTTCGGCAACATCCAGTTAGAGGGCAAGTCGATTTTTGATGTACAGCCCATGAAGCTGCTGTATGCAGCCGCCAAGCCGTCCACCCCGGAAGAGGTCAAACAGGCCGTGTTTACCGGCGATATCACTACTTACAAAGAGTACCAGGAGGTCATGGCTCAGCTCAAAGCCGAGAAAGAGCGGGCCGATGCTGCCGAGGCTGAGCGGGACAAGCTGCTGGGTGCCCAGAATCGGGCTGCTTGGGCGGAAAGCCACATCCAAGATGTCGAAGCACAGCGGGATGCCGCCCTTGCGGATGTTCAGGGCCTGACCGAGCAGAACGCCAAGCTGAAAGAGCGCGCCGACTCTGCCGAAGCCCGGGAAGAGGAAGCCTGGAAGATGCAAAGCAAGGCCGAGGCCCGCGCCCACAAAGCCGAGGACGCCCTGAAGCATCAGCCCATTACCGCCGTGGTGGACGAGGAAGAGGTGGACCGCCGTGCCGCAGAAAAGGCGTGGAGTCTTGCGGATGCCCGCAACCGGGAATTGCAGGAAGAGAATGACCGCCTGAAAAAGAACAGCGCCCAGCTGGAACGCCGGATGAAGGCCGTGACCAGCCGGATGGACGACCTTGGACAGACCGACTTTGAAACCGCCAATCACTGCCCGGAGGCAATGCTTGCCATCTGGAACAGCTGCAAGGGCAGCTATTCCCGCCTGACGGGTGAGGACCTGGAAAACACCTTCTCGTACATCTGCAACACGCTGAATAGCATCCGGCAGGAAGCCGCATTGCTCTGCCGCCAGCCAGAGGGCTACGACGGAGGTGCCGCCTGATGAACCCGATGTATGACCTTGCCCTGGACGGCTACGGCCCGCCGCTGGAGCCGCCGGATGGTTATTATTTCCTGACCAACGAACAGCAGGCCGCACAGGAAGCGGCGGAACAGGAGAAAGACGAAGATGACGAATGAACTGACTGTCCGGGTGGAACGCCCGGTCATTCCGGCCATGAGCTGGAATGAGGAAGAAGTCCAGAAAAATTTGGACGAGCTTCTGGCCGCCTACACCGGCCGGGTGTACACGCCGGAATCCATCAAGGACGCCAAGGCCGACCGGGCCGCCGTCAACAAGTGGGACAAGCAGCTGGGCGACGCTCTGCGGGCCGCGAAGAAGCTCTATACCGACCCGCTGGAAGCCTTTGGCCAGCGCATCAAGGCCATGCAGGCCCAGTGCAAGCAGGTGTCCGGGGCCATTGACCAGCAGGTCAAGGCCGTGGAGCAGGCCGAGCGGGAGGAAAAAGCGTCCTCCCTGCGGCTGGTCTACCGGGACTGCATCGGGGAGCTGGAACCGCTGATCTCTTTTGACCGGCTGCTGGTGTCCCAGTGGCTGAACAAGACCTTTGACCTTGCCAGAGCGTCCAAGGAGCTGCGCCTGGCGGTGGAGACCCGGCGGGAAGAACTGCGCCTGATCCGGGACACCTGCGGCGAGGACGCCGAAGCCTGCACCACCGAATACCTGCGGGCGTTCAGCGTCAACGACGCCCTGCACGAGCACCAGCGTCGGCAGGATGCCCGCGCCGCACAGGCCGAGGCCGAAGCCCGGCGGCAGGCCGCAGAGCGGGCAAAAGCCGCCGCACCGGTCACCGCCCCGCCTTCGGAAGAGGAACGGCAGGTGCGGGAGGAAGCCCGGCAGACCGCACAGAGCAATGCCTTTGTCACGGCTTCCGGTCGGCTGGATTGTGAGGTTCTGCAGCAGTTCGCACAGCCCGCCGCACCGGCCCGCAAACGCTATTCCTTCTGGGTGGAGTTCACCCCGGAGGACATCGCATGGTTCAAGCAGGGGGCCGCAGAGCGCGGCTTCCGGTATGGTTCTGTTAAGTAACGCAGGAGGTAATTTATATGGCATTCACTCGCAACGGCGCATCTGCGCCCACCACGTCCGCACCCGCTTCCGCCCCGGTCCAGGGCACCACAGCCCGCATGGCTGCTATGCAGCAGCGCGCCACCCAGAGCACGGCCCTGCAGGCCGCTTCCCCGTCCGTGCCGGTGGAGATCACCGCCGCAGACGGCCAGCATTTCACGGTCAGCTTTGCCGACGTGCGCAACTTCATCTGCGCCAAGGCCACCGACGCCGAGTGCAAGATCTTTCTGGAGACCTGCAAGCAGTACCGGCTGAACCCCTTCACAAAAGAGGCCTATCTGATCCACTACGACAACAACAGCGAGGACACCCCCAGCACCATCGTCCTGGGCAAGAACTGTTACATGCAGATGGCCGAACGGCACCCGGCCTTTGACGGCTTTGAGGCCGGCATCATCGTGCTGGACACGGAAGCCGGGCAGCTGGACCACCGGGAGGGTTCCATCGTCTATGAGGGCGAGGAGCTTCTGGGCGGCTGGGCCAAGGTCTACCGGAAAGACCGCACCCGCCCCAGCTACGAGGAGGTGAAGCTGGCCGAGTACGACACCGGCAAATCCCTCTGGAAGGGCAAGAAGGCCACCATGATCCGTAAGGTGGCCCTGGTGCATGCTCTGCGGGAGGCATTTCCGTCCACCTTCGGCACCCTGTACGATGAGAGTGAAGTGCCCGTCCGGGTGGATGCCGAGGGCACGGCACGGGAGCTGGATGATGCGGCCCCTTCTCCCCGTTGGACCCGCATCCGGGACACCGCTGCCCAGGCGGACGCCCTGGCCGTGGAGGATGCCGACGAACCCGCTGACGACCCCTTTGCCGGAGGTGAGGACGCATGATCATCAAGACGAGCACCGGGGTGCTGCTCCATGGCACCCTCGCCAAGGATCCGGAGATCCGGAATGCCGGCCAGAAACAGGTGCTCAAGTTTGACATCAAGGCCCACAGCGTGAAGAACGCCGCCGGGAACTGGGAGGGCCTGTATGTGCAGGTAAACGTCTGGCACGGGCTGGAGCAGTGGGACGGGATGCTGCAGAAGGGCGACTATGTCACGATCTATGCGCGGGAGCTGAAGAGCCGCGAATACAACGGCAAGACCTATTACAACGTAGACGCTGATGACATCCAACCCGGCGGGCTGGTGACCTTCCGGTGGATGCAGACGCTGGCCGATATGATGGCTGCCCCTGCCGTGCCGGAGATGTCCCCCACCGAGGAGGCAACGCCCTTTGACCCGCCTCCGGCCCCGGCCCCTGTGCAGACCTCTTTGCAGGGCGGCCAGATGTACCCCGGTGAGCACCTTGCCGACTATGCGACCCGCAGTGCAGCAGCACCCGCCGCAGACCTTCCCGCAGACGACGCCCTCATCGAAGACACCGATGACCTGCCGTTTTAACCCGTCTCACAGAAAGGAGGTCCGGCCGTGGGCATTGACCCGACACGCGGGTTCGTGGCCTTCCCACGCGGCCTGACCGAGTGGGAATGGTACACCGAGCCCAACACCGCCCGGCTGTTCTTCCACCTGCTGCTCACCGCGAACTGGCAGGAGAAGCAATGGCAGGGCATCACGATCCACCCCGGCGAGCTGGTCACCAGCCGTGCAAGCCTCGCAAAACAGCTCCGGATGTCCGAGCAATCCGTCCGGACGGCTCTGGAGCACCTGCGATCAACCAACTGGTTAACCATCCGGACAGGGCCAAAATACAGCGTTATCACGCTCAATAGCTATTCAAGAATCACGGGCCTTAACCAGCTGACCAACCAGCTATCAACCAGCAACCAACCAGCTGCTAACCATAACTTAACCATTATAACAAACCAACAAGCTAACAAGTCCTCGTCTGCTGCGCAGCCGCCCCGGACGAGGACGACGACACAGCCCCTTGTGATGGAGTTCGAGAGCAGCATCGGCAAGCTGAACGGCAAAGGCAAGGCCGAGCTGGCGGAATACGCCGACCGGCTGGGCAATGAGTTGGTGTCCACTGTGATCGGCAGGTGCGCGGATCTGGGCGGCCGCAGCTGGGCCTATGTGCGCACAGCGCTGCAGGAGGCAGAGGCCGGCAAGTACCACTCGGTGGAGGACTACCGGAAAGCCCATCCCGTCGGGAGCGGACGAAACCGGCCCGTGAGCCGACCGGAGTCCGGCGGGAACGACTTCCTGACCACGCCCATTGAACAGAGCCTGAAGCGGCTGAAGAAGAGCACAGCAAAGGAGGACGACCCCCATGTACCGGAACTCTGAATACTACCCGGACCCCACCGCCGGGGCCGCCCTCCGGCAGCTGTACCGAAAGGAGAAGGATTTGAACACCGGAAAACAGTTTGAAGCGGACTGGAAGAAGTCCATGCCACCGGATGCGTGGTGCTACCGCCTGAAGGACAGCGCCGCCAGCTACTACGGCGGCAACGAGAGCCTGAGCTTTTCCATTGACAACATCTGTGACTTTGACGTCTACCGCTACCCCATGCACCACTATTTCGAGTTAAAGACCATCGAGACGCCCAGCATCCCGTTAGAAAAGATTTTGGGCCGGTTCGACCGAGACAAACAGAAATACCACAAGCTGAAGCACATCACCGACATGGCCGCTGCTGCGGCCTACAGGGGCCAGACAGCCCATGTGGTCATTAACTACCGGGGCAAGGTGAACCGCACCTTTGCGGTGCCCGCCAGCGCCGTGCTGGACTACCTGAACACCCAGACCCGTAAGAGCATCCCGTGGCAGTGGGCTGCCCTGCACGGCATCGAGGTGGAGCAGCACCAGCTGCGGGTGCACTGGCGGTATGACGTGGACGGGCTGCTGAGGAAGCTGGAAGAAATGGGGGACAACGCATGATCCGCAAATGGACACCTGAGAGCGACGAACCAAAGCCGGGCGAAGCCAGCAATGTGCAGCAACTGCGGGCGTGGTTTGAACGCCTGCCGAAAATGCGGGAACTGATCTGCCAGCAGCAAGAGCACATTGCAAGCCTGCGGAATGCCGCCACCACGACCACATCCGGCACATCCGGCGCACCGGGCCGCTCCGGCACCAGCGACAAGGTAGGCCGCAACAGCGATGCTGCCATGGATGCCGAGCAGCACCTTGCCGAGCTGAAATGCCAGTACGCCGAGATGCAGAAGGAAGCCATTGAAGTGGCCTACATGCTCCATGCAGACCCGGCGTCCATCAAGCGCAGCCGCTGCCTGATCCTGTATTACGTCGAGGGAAAAAAGCAGGCAGACATTGCGCCGATGGTCGGCTATTCCGGCCCTGAAAAAGTCTCCCACGCGATTTCTGCCGGTCTGCATCAGCTTGCCGAGGTCATAACCGAGCTAAATCTTAGTTGATTTGTGCAATCCGCACAAGCTGAAGCGTCCTGCTTTTTACACCCAACGGCATTTACAGGGCAGCAAAATCTGTGATTGAATAGTACCATCGGCAAAGCCGCAAAGGCCAACCGATGCACGCAGTCTCCGAGTTAGTTCCATTACGGGTCTCATGCTTCCCGTTCTCCTTTCTGGCTCGCGGGCTGCTTCTATGGGGGTGCAGATTTGCCGCGCTGGCTGTCCGTAGGTCGGCGCTGCCCGGTTTGATTCCAGGACCTCCCCCACATGACGCATGGACTAATCCCCCACCCGGCGGGTGCAGCAGTACAGGGGCCGACCTCCACCCTGTGCGCAGAACTGCTGCGCATGATACGCCGGGAATCTGCAGCCGGGTTTGCTAGGCCCCGGCAGGATGTGCGTCACCCCCCGCATGGAAACGTGCGGGCTTTTATATGCCGTTGTAGCTCAAAGCAGAGCGCCGCTTTTGCAGGCGGGTCAACACTGATGATACATCCACGCTGAAGGTATCTGCGACCAATCACCGCAGATGGCTGGTGTGGTTTGGTGCCGGTTCAAATCCGGCCAACGGCTCCATCTGCGCGCCCTGTGAGGGGGCCACGCAGCACGCGGGGCATCTGACCGCGTAAGTTTCAGATGCAGCAGCACCCACCGTTTGACGCTTGTCCAACGCAACTGAATGCAGGGTGCTGCTTATTTTGCTTTTTGGCCGTCCTCCGGGGCGGCTTTTGTTTTACCTGAACCATGAGAGGTGGTGACGTGTCCAACGAGAAGAATCTTATCCCGTTCAACAAGCGAACGGAGAGCGAACAGAGAGAGATCGCCCAGCAGGGCGGCATTGCGTCCGGCAAGGCACGCCGCCGCAAACGCAGCATGAAGGAAGCCGCCGACTATTACCTCAGCCTGCCGGAGACCGACCGCCGCCGGGTGAACGCCCTGCTGCGGGATGCTGTGGATCCGGAGGACATCGACAACCAGATGGCCGTGATCAAGGGCATCACCGCCCGTGCCAAGAAGGGTGACCCGCAGGCCGCCAACGTGCTGCTGAAGATGCTGGGCGAGGACAACCCGCCCGATGATACCGCCGCCGACACGCTGGAACGTGCCCGGGAGCTGCTGGGAGGTGTGGACAGTGCCATTGACTGAGTTCCAGCAGGAGTTCCTGCGCAACTGCAGCCACCGCTGGAACATCAAGACCGGGGCCACCCGCTCCGGCAAGACCTATCTGGACTGCGCTGTTACCATTCCCAAGCGCATCTGCGCGGCCCGGGACGAGGGCCTTTGCGTCATGCTGGGCAACACCCTGGGCACGCTGGAACGCAACGTGCTGGAGCCCATGCGGGCCCTCTGGGGGGCGGAGCTGGTGGGCGTCGTGCGCACCTCGGCTGCCGGCAATGTCGTGCAGCTGTTTGGCCGCAAGGTGTATGTGCTGGGCGCTGACAACAAAAAGCATATTGCCCG